TTTAAATGTGAGGGGATAATATGGATACGTTGACGGTACACTATAGAATAAGTGTTTACCGTAGTAATACAACAATCTTCCTTGATTCAACGAATAACCATGGGGGAACTCAGATACTGAAACCAAGTCAGTATCTTCTATTTTTTTAGGTACAAAATCAAACCCATAAGATTCCTCTTCTGACTTAAATAAATCTATTTGTTTTTGGGTATAAGAGCAGTTGTCACTAAAATGATATGTATAAGTTAATTCTTCTTGATGCGGGATAGTACACGCGTATTCAATAAGGTCGATAGTATGTGTGATTTTAATATCACCAATTAATTTTGAATACTTCTGTTCAAATTCTGAGGTTAAGGTTACTAAGTCTAATACATCGTTATAACTGGTCTTACCTTTAATTATTAGAAAGTTTTTACAATCAATTACTTTGATGATTGATTCTTCGTTATTAGGAATTTTAGATAATATAAAATCTGCGAATAAGTTTGTTGTGAATAACTTACTTCCTATTTTTTTTAAATTCATTAATAAAACTGATAAATGTTTATTGTTGATTGAATTATAGTAAATTTTAAAAATAAAACGAATACAAGTTTGTGGTAAATAACAACTTTAGTTGTATTTATAAAGTAAGAGAAAAAAAACATCCATGGCTAAAAACATATTAATAGTCCCTATACCAATAACTGACATCCCGTTCATCGATTTTGAGAACACAGGGGTTATTGAGTTAAGAGTTTTATCAGGGGCAACAATCACGTTTGATGGAACTTCGGTAGGAGTTTTATCTATACAACCATCGAATGCAATTATTTCTGTTGGTTCAAGTATAAATGTAATTAATTACATGGCAGTTGGTGGAAGTCAGGTTATTGATGGTACAAACAATTGGATTGGGCCAACAACTAATATTGCGGGGGCTCAGGGAGCTCAAGGTAATAAAGGAAATACAGGATTTACGGGTCCAACAGGAAATACAGGAGCCCAAGGAGCTGCAAGTGTCACAACAGGGGCTCAAGGTAATACAGGTGCTCAAGGTAATACAGGTTCACAAGGTTTAACTGGTGCACAAGGTAACACAGGTTCACAAGGTGCTACAGGAGGAACAGGACACACAGGTGCTCAAGGAGCAATTGGTAACACAGGTTCACAAGGTGCTACAGGAGGAACAGGACACACAGGTGCTCAAGGTGCTGTAGGAAATACAGGAACTCAAGGTGCTACAGGAGGAACAGGACACACAGGTGCTCAAGGTTCAACAGGACCGATTGGACCAGCAGGTCCTGCAGGTTCAACAGGAGCTCAAGGTTCACAAGGAACAGTGGGGCCAACAGGTTCTCAAGGTGCCACAGGACCGACAGGTAATACAGGAGCTCAAGGAGCCACAGGAACTACAGGACCAGCAGGTTCGACAGGAGCTCAAGGAGCCCAAGGTTCTCAAGGAACACCAGGTCCAACAGGAGCCCAAGGTGCTCAAGGTAATACAGGTAATACAGGAGCTCAAGGAGCCACAGGAACTACAGGACCAGCAGGTTCAACAGGAGCTCAGGGAGGACAAGGTTCTCAAGGAACAGCAGGTCCAACAGGAGCTCAAGGTTCACAAGGAAATACAGGAAACACAGGAGCTCAAGGAGCCACAGGAACTACAGGACCAGCAGGTTCAACAGGAGCTCAAGGAGCTCAAGGGTCTCAGGGTGGTGTAGGTTCAACAGGAGCCCAAGGTTCACAAGGAAATACAGGACATGCGGGAGCTCAAGGAGCAATAGGAACTACAGGACCAGCAGGTTCAACAGGAGCTCAAGGAGCCCAAGGGTCTCAGGGTGGTGTAGGTTCAACAGGAGCCCAAGGGCCATCAGGCGTTATAGGACATGCAGGAGCCCAAGGAGCCACAGGAACTAAAGGACCGACAGGTTCTACAGCCGCGGCAGGTGGACAAGGTTCACAAGGTGCTGCGAGTAACTTAGGACCAGTAGGTGCTCAAGGAGCGACAGGAGGTGTAGGACCAACAGGTAATACAGGAGCCCAAGGTTCACAAGGAGGTGGTGGAGCGACAGGCGCTCAAGGAAATACAGGACCAGGTGGCCCAACAGGAGCTCCAGGCAGTTCAGGACCAGGTGGAGCATCAGGAGGTGGTGGAGCAACAGGAGCCCAAGGAGCCCAAGGAGCTCAAGGAGCAACAGGACCTCCAGGGGTAGAGTGTTATTATTTTAATAGTTATTTTTACCCGAGTTGTATCGACGCTTGTAATTACACTAATGGTAGTACTTATTATTATTACCAACAAACAACGTATAACTCCCTGTATGCTAACAAGTATATTTCTAATGGAAATTGTGCAATTTCAACTTGTGATTGGAATCAAACTGCGTATTATAATGGAGGTAGTTCTTGTGTACCATTAAATTATACCTGTGGAAGTGCGACTGGATTTGGGTTTTCGTGTGGTTTCTCTGATGTTAGATTAAAAAATGGAATTGAAACACTTAAAAATGTTTTGGAATCTATTATGAAAATAGATGCGGTTGAATATGATTGGAATAAAAATTTAAATCCAAGTTTGTTCGATTACTTCAAGAAACAACAAAAACTTCATACTATAGGGTTAATTGCCCAAAATGTTAGATTGTATTTCCCTGAGGTGGTTAGAATGAACGATGATGGATACTATTCAATAGATTATTCCAAGTTAAATGCCGTATTAGTGGAAGGTATTAAAGAACAACAAATATTTATTGAAGATATTGATAAACAATTGGAATATATCAAATCTAAAATTAAGTAATGGCAAATATAATAATATATCCACAAGGTAATACAGGTAATACAGACCCACACGTTGTATTTGATGACGGTACTAATAAGTTACAATTTAATACTAAAAACGGATTTCTTTCTCTTTCTTCCGCGACACAGTCAAGTGGAGCTGTAATTGGACCTGCAAACATAACAGTAACAGGTGTGACAATAACACCTAATGGTGGTGTTGGTAGTTTATATGTAGGAGGTGTCCAAATGATTAACTCCTCAGGTGTTTGGGTTGGACCAACATCAGGTATTATAGGAGCTCAGGGCTCACAAGGTAATCAAGGTGCTCAAGGAGCTCAGGGACCACAAGGTAATCAAGGTTCACAAGGAGCTGCGGGAGGACAAGGTGCTCAAGGTGGACAAGGCGCTCAAGGAACTACAGGACCAACAGGTATTACAGGTTCACAAGGTGCGGTTGGTAATACAGGAGCCCAAGGTTCACAAGGAGCCCAAGGTGCAAACACAGGTGCTCAGGGTAGTACAGGTGCTCAGGGAACAGTTGGTAGTCAAGGAGCTCAAGGTGCGAACACAGGAGCTCAAGGTGCTCAAGGAGCGACAGGAGATACAGGAGCCCAAGGTGCTCAAGGAGCGTCCACAGGAGCCCAAGGTAATACAGGACCAACAGGTAACACAGGAGCCCAAGGGTCTCAAGGTGGTACAGGTAATGTTGGAGCAACAGGACCACAAGGTTCACAAGGTGGACAAGGAGCTCAAGGTGCGAATACAGGAGCACAAGGAGCCGTTGGTAACACAGGAGCTCAAGGGTCTCAAGGTGGTGGTGGTGCTACAGGTATTACTGGAGGACAAGGTGCTCAAGGACCTAAAGGAGCCCAAGGTGCTCAAGGAGCATCCACAGGAGCCCAAGGAAACGTTGGTAACACAGGAGCCCAAGGAGCCCAAGGAAGCGGTGGGGCAACAGGAAACGTTGGAGGACAAGGTGCACAAGGACCTAAAGGAGCCCAAGGTGCTCAAGGAGCGTCCACAGGAGCCCAAGGAAACGTTGGTAATACAGGAGCTCAAGGTTCACAAGGACCTAAAGGTGCCACAGGTACTGGAGGTCCACAAGGTGCACAAGGACCTAAAGGAGCCCAAGGTGCTCAAGGAGGGTCTACAGGAGCCCAAGGAGCCGTTGGTAACACAGGAGCCCAAGGGTCTCAAGGACCTAAAGGTGCCACAGGTACTGGAGGTCCACAAGGTGCTCAAGGACCTGTTGGAGCCCAAGGTGCTCAAGGAGGGTCTACAGGAGCCCAAGGAAACGTTGGTAATACAGGAGCCCAAGGGTCTCAAGGAGGAGTAGGTGCAACAGGAGCTCAAGGAGCTCAAGGAGGACCAGGTGCAACAGGAGCCCAAGGTGCTGCAGGAAGTACACAAGGAGCTCAAGGTTCTCAAGGAGGAACTGGAGCAGGAGGTGCTCAAGGTTCACAAGGTGGAACACCAGGACCAGGCCCTCAAGGTTCACAAGGAGGACCTGGTGGTACTGGAGCTCAAGGTGCTTCACCTCAAGGTGCAACAGGAGCCCAAGGAGCCCAAGGTTCACAAGGACCTGCATCAGATAAAAGATTAAAAGACAATATAAAAACACTTGAAAATGTTTTACAAAAAACAAAACAAATACAAGGTGTTAGATTCGAATGGGATTCAGAACATGATAAGATTAAGAATGATAAACAAATTGCATTCCCAACAGCTTTCTCAGGAGAATCTATTGGATTTATTGCACAAGATTTAGAAAAAGTAATTCCTGAATTAGTATTTACAGATGATGATGGATATAAAAGTGTCGAATATGGTCAATTAGTTAGTTTGGGTATAGGAAGTATTCAAGAACAACAAAGAACTATAGACTCCATTTATGAAAGAATAAACAAATTAAAAGAAATAATAGGTGGCTGAGAATATAATTATAACCCCTGGTAGTGGAACGATTGATTTCTATGACTCAGGTTCAACACTAACTACATTAGTAATTGAATCAGGTGCATTGAAGTTTAAACGAGCGGGAACAACTTACTTTGCATTAAGTAATACATCTCCTCAATTTATTACAAGTAATTCAAACTTATATATAGGTACAACTGTAACTAATACAACAGGAACTTTAATAGATTCGACAGGATGGAAAGGAGCGCTCGAACCAACAGGACCAACAGGTGCTCAAGGTTCCGTAGGTTCACAAGGACCTCAGGGAGCTCAAGGTAATACAGGTGCTCAAGGAACCGTAGGACCAACAGGTGCAGTAGGTTCTCAAGGAGCATTAGGACCACAAGGTGCGACAGGTAATACTGGTGCCCAAGGAGGACAAGGTTCTCAAGGAGGACAAGGTTCTCAAGGAGGACAAGGTTCTCAAGGAGGACAAGGTTCACAAGGTTCAACAGGAGCTCAAGGTTCACAAGGTGGTCAAGGAGCTCAAGGTTCTCAAGGGCCAAAAGGGGCTCAAGGGGCTCAAGGGGCTCAAGGAGGACAAGGGTCTCAAGGTGCTCAAGGAGGTCAAGGACCTCAAGGTTCACAAGGAGGTACGGGTAATACTGGCGCTCAAGGGGCTTCACCAACAGGAGCTCAAGGTTCAACAGGACCAGCAGGAGGACAAGGGTCTACAGGTGCTCAAGGTGGTCAAGGTTCACAAGGTGGAGGAGGGTCTACAGGAGCACAAGGTGCAACAGGAGCTTCACCAACAGGTGCAACAGGAAATACAGGTGCTCAAGGAGGACAAGGAGCCCAAGGTGCTCAAGGAGGACAAGGGTCACAAGGAGGTGCTGGTAATACAGGTTCACAAGGTGCTCAAGGTGCTTCACCACAAGGTGCAACAGGAGCCCAAGGGCCAACAGGAGGACAAGGGGCTCAAGGTGCTCAAGGAGGACAAGGTTCACAAGGTGGAGGAGGTTCCACAGGAGCCCAAGGTCATATAGGGGCTTCACCACAAGGTGCAACAGGAGCCCAAGGGCCAACAGGAGGACAAGGTGCTCAAGGTGCTCAAGGAGGACAAGGTTCACAAGGTGGAGGAGGTTCCACAGGAGCCCAAGGTCATATAGGGGCTTCACCACAAGGTGCTCAAGGAGCTCAAGGACCAACAGGAGGACAAGGTGCTCAAGGTGCTCAAGGAGGACAAGGTTCACAAGGAACTGCCACAGGTCAAGGGTCACAAGGGGCACAAGGTGCTACAAGTGGTTCACCACAAGGAGCCCAAGGTTCACAAGGTGGCCAAGGTTCACAAGGTGGAGGAGGTGCGACAGGAGCTCAAGGTTCACAAGGAGGACCAGGAGCGACAGGACCATCACCAACAGGAGCCCAAGGTAATACAGGACCACAAGGTTCACAAGGACCAGGTGGTGAAACAGGAGCACAAGGTGCTCAAGGTGCGAGTGGTTCAAAAGGTGCGTTTGGACCTTCCGATGCCAGATTTAAGAAAAATATTCGTGAAATTGAAACACCACTTAGTAAAGTTCAAAAAATGAGAGGAGTTTCGTTTATTTGGAATTCATCTAACAACAATACACCAAATAAAGATATTGGTTTTATTGCCCAAGAAATAGAACACGTTTTTCCTGAATTAGTTTTTAAATCAACAGACGATGAGAATTCTATGTTTATGGTTAAGTATGGTGATGTTATTGCAATATGTTTAGAAGCTATTAAAGAACAATCAGATATGTTAAATAATAGTTTAACTAAATTAGAAAAACTTGAAGAATTAGTAACAGAAAAGGGGTATTAAACCCCTTTTTTTATTTAATAACATTAATAATATCGTCTTTTGTTTTGAATAACATTGTTAAGAACCTTGGCCAAATTTCAGGGTTATGTTTCTTAATTAACTCAATGTAATATAAGAAGTAAGGAATCTCTTTGGTGTCGGTAATCAAGTCACTAACGTTAGGGAACTTACTCTCAATATCTGAGACAAGTTTTGAAAGAACATTGTCATCAACATGTTCATCGTTAATTCTACGTAGTATGTCTTTTGACTGATTAGTTAAGGGTTCATTCTTACCAAAGTAGTTAAGTATATTCTTTAAAGACTTTAAAAGGAATTTCTTATCTGAAGGGTCTTGAATTAATTGAGACCTTCTTTCAAACTCAAGAACAAGACCTTCAAGGAATTCATTTGTGATTGCAAAGAATTCAACAGGGTGTCCCCAATACATTTCATCCTTTTCAGAATCGTAAGTGTCCCAATACTTTTCATTATGTTTTGTTGTAAAGTTGGGGTCAATGGCGTGCATCATTTCATGATACAAAGTTAGATAGACATTCTTCTCTGAACCAAAATCCTTAGGGTTTAGTTGCATTACGAAGTCTTTAGGGTTGTATGAGTCTTCAGGGTCGCTATCAATTTCAGCGAAGTTGGGATATTTTGGATTAACAAATATTTTAACCAAACCATCAGTACCATCGGCAGTTTGAAAGTCCAATTGGTCAATCATGGTTTTTTTGGAAAACTTTTTGTTACGCATCGACCAAAGACTACTTGCCAAATCCTTCAACTTAGAACGAGTCTCGGGATTCATTTGATATCTTTTTTGTTCAGATATTACGTTTGACAATATGGGTAAAAATTTAATCATTAAATATAATCTCTAAACATTTCATTTATATTTTTATCAACCTCTCTAAAGTCAGGATAGTCAGGTGAGTGAACACTTAAACAATCTGCCCAGTCTTCCATCATACCTAAATAACTACCCCAATATTCCAAAGTACTACTACCACCGTAACCTCTACCATCTTCTAAAAATCCAACAATATCTGATTCAAAATTGGCTATTGGTATAATAAAGTTTTGAACAGTAGTATCTTTTTTATATTTATGAGGTCTTGAAACAAACTCGCCATATCCTACAAAATAAGTTCCAAGTTCGTTCATGACACTTTTCCATATTTCATTTTCGTATGCGGAATTATAAGAGTTATTATGAATTGAATAAAGTTCTGATTTAAGGTCCTGTAGTTCATTTTCAAATAAATAGTCCATTGTCTCCTGACTATTAACAACTCTATCAACGTTGTCATAAGTTATACGGGCTTCATTAGGATTACTCTGTTCTTCCGCAATTTCAGATAAGATTTCGGTTTCAGGTTCAATTCCTATACCTTCAAGAGATTCAACAATATATTCTTTAAGACGTTTTAGGTTGTCCTCATTTAGTTCTTCAACAACATCTCTATAAACATTGTCGGTTGTGTCCCAATAAGGTTCCCAATCACTCTCTCCACTAAGAATGCTTTCGATAGTATCTCGTGAGATATCATTTCTACCTCTATCACAAAACAATTTAGATAGTTCACTTCTGTCGTCAACATCTAAATAATAAACACCATCTTTATAAACAACATCATTTACCAAAGATAAAACCCATTTGGTAAACGCTTCATTATCATTATGATATAACCATATTAGATATTCGTTTTGCCATTCCTCACCATCAGTTGCATCTTTGGGGTCAATCTCACCCATAAGACCTCGTTTCTTCAATATATTGAAAAATGTTTCGTAGTCGTTAAAGTATTGTTTAACGTCTAAATCTCCATTATTAAATTTTTCTACTAAATCATTGAAGTCCATATGTAATAAATACAAAAAAAGGGACAATTTTCATCGTCCCTGAGTAAATTCGTTAAGAATCAATTACTTGCTTGTTTTATTTACGTTATAGTACTTCTCAACCGTCTTCTTAATCGCTTGTTTAATACTCTCAGATTGTTGTTGTTTAACAACTTGAGCCGCTTGAACTTGTTGTTGTGTTTGTGGCTGAGCTTGATTGTTGTTTTTACATCCGCATCCCATATAATTATGTTTTTTAAATTGTTTATTATTATAAATAGTTCCTAAGGACAATAATAGTATACGAAAGATATTTATTAAATAAAAGATTAATGGATTTTTTAAATTTAATACAGGAAGGTAGGGTTGACGACTTTAAAAATAAGTTTGGACAAAAGTTTTCTCCCGAAATGATTGGGAGAATAGTCTCTGAAATCACACCCAAGTTCCTTCAATGGGCGGGTAAAGTGATAGATGGGGTTAACTTCAATGACAACTTTATAAAATTAAGTGAAGCCCTTAAGAAATTTGAAAAGATTTCAACTAATTTACCTAAAACAGATATTACCCAATATCAAACTTTAGAAGAGTTAATTACCGCCATTACTAACTACGAAGGAAAATCTAGAAGAGACATTAAAAAAGTTGAAGGTGGTAATGTTGTTTATGATGATGGGAATTATTTTGTTGTTAATCCATTAAACCATGATGCATCTTGTTATTATGGTAAAGGTACTAAGTGGTGTACCGCCGCTGAAACAGATACTCACTTTAAAAAATATAACGAAGACGGTAAGTTATTCTACATCATAGATAGAAGTAAACCAACTAATGACCCATTCTATAAAGTTGCTTTATTAAGAAAGTTTGACGGAGATAAAATCTATTATGATGCAAAGGACGAGTACGTTAGAACTGGTTGGATTCATGGAACTGAAACATTAGATAAAATATTAAATAATGTGACAGGATATCTTCAACAAGAGTTTACAGACCAACTTAAAATTTACAATGATAAAGAAGCCGCAAGAAAAGAAAAAGATAGACTTGAAAAATTAAGGGAACAACAAAGAGTTCAATCACTAAGAAATGACGCTCAAGATAGAAGAGATGAAAATGAATGGGCTCTTGATGGTAATACACCTGACGAAGGTTTGAAAGCACACGCCTTACTTGAATACCTTGTAGATAACGAGGGGGTTAGTATATTAAGTAATGATGACCGAATAGAGATACAAAGAATTAATGATGAGATAGAAAGACTCAATAATGAATACGACGCCGACGAAGAATTAAGAGGAGATTTATTGGATGAAATAAGTGAACTTGAAGACAAATTGGATGACTATGCTGACTATATTGATGTATACAATATTACACCAGTTGGCAACTTTTATGATACAACTGAGTTTGAGGTTATAGATAGTTCAGTTAGTAATAACAAATATGCTGTTGGTGATGACGATGAAATGAAATCAAGTTGTGAGGATTATATTGAAAATTTAATAGATGATATTGGATATGAAGGATTCAATGCGGGATTTGCAAGACAATACTTAGACACAGAGGCAATCATTAGTTATGCTGAAGATGTATATTATCAAGATGTTAATGATAGTCCTGACTCTTATTTTGATGACAGCGAACGAATGTTGTCCAACAAACAAGAAGAAACAATTGAAATATTAAGAAAACGAATTGAATATAACGCAAACACAATTTCTCGATTAGAGGAGCAAATGGATGGTGAGAATGATGATGATATTCAAGAGAAAATAGATGAATTAAATGAACTATCTGAAGAGTATATTGCTGAAATTGAAGAGATTGAGGAAGACCCTGATGGTGATTTCCCTGAAGATTTAATTGATGATAAAATTAAAGATTTAGTTAGTGATGTTAGATATGACCCAGAATCTTTTATGGAGAGCTTCGGGTTATCTTGGTCAGAATATGTAGATAAAGATGAGTTTATTGAAGGAGTGATTAACGCTGATGGTTATGGTCACACAATTAATAGTTACGATGGAACTGCCGATGAAGTTTATGTTGGGGAGAAGTTATTTTATGTAATGAGAATTGATTAATGATTCATTAATTTTATAATTGTAATATGAGTAGAAAGAAAAAAATAGCATTTAAATTAAATCCTGAATGGATGTTCAAAGAACCATTGGATTTTGAATACAATAAATATACTTTATTGGATTACATACAGAAATGCGAAAAAGGTTTTGATAAGATGGAAGTATATCCTGATTTTGTTGAGATATCCCTTCATTTGGCAAACTTACAATCAATAGTTAAGGAAAACACATTATTACTTACTAATAAAAAATTCGAATCATGTGATGACGAAATACTAGTTAAGGAACTTATACCCAAGAAACCAAGAGAACTTACTGAGGAAGAGGAAAAAGAATTGAATGAAACTATTAAGTTTTCAGGTAGTAAGTTGTTCGACACCTTCAATATGGCTAAAGCAATATGGAATATTGCATATGATAGTATTGACGTACAATTAAAGAAAAACAAAAAAGGTTTAGTGTCTGGTTCAGGATACGTTTTCTTTTATCAAAAAGAAACTGAGACATTATTTGTATGGGAATATCAAATCAGAAAACCAAAAACAGATAAGCAAAACAATAAGACTTATCTTAATTTAATTTATAACGGACCTGTTGATGAACTTACAATGACTAGTGTCCTTGATACTTTCTCAACATGGAATTCAACCGAGTTTTATAAAGAATTACCAATCTTTGAACTTAAATGTTCCCAAAAATTCCCAATGGAAGAAACCATGGTACCAATTATGAAAAGAAAGATTATGGCTTATGTATTTCAAATAGTAAATTTTGAAAAAATAAGTAATAATTTTGACTCTTAAGTGTAAGTTTATTATACTTTACCCATGGGATTCAACAAACGATGGGTCGTACTTGATAGATGTATCGACGCCCTTAAAGAGGGAAAACTAAAACAATATTATGGTAAGAGTGATATGCTTCATTTTGAAGACGACACAAGTGCGTTCATTCACGACTTATATTGCCAAGGTAAATCGGATGAAGAAATTCTAATAATTATTAATCAATTAAACACGGAGGAAACAACCAATGAAGTGCATTAAAACAATCAAGAAAACCAACTCAAGAGAGGTTGGAGAGATAATCAGAACGGAAGAGAAAGAAGCTATCTCAAAAGTTAGTACAGGTGTTTGGGCTTATTGTCCAAAATCAGAATGGAAAACTTATACAGGTAGAGGTAGAGGTAAAAAAACCGAACAAATAACCGAACAAGTAACGACTAAGAGAGGAAAGAAAAGTAATGACAAATAGAACCTTTGCAATTTTTATGGTATCTATGATGGTAATATTTGTAATAATAATGTTTTCATCAAGGATAAGTGATGGTGGTAGTAACTCACAAATGAATCACGATAGAGTTAAGTATCTTAGAGATAGTCTTGAGATGGAGTACTATAAAAAACAGTTGGAGTCATATCCATACGACCATAGTGAAATAAAAGACACAACAGTAATAAAGTAACAAATGACAAACAAAATGGTAAACCATCCCAACCATTATGGTGGGGAAAACAATCCATACGAAGTAATAAAAGTATGTGAAGCTTGGGGACTTGATAAAGATGCCTATATCTTCAACGTAGTTAAGTATGTTGCAAGGGCTGGTAAGAAAGACCAAGCAAAAGAATTAGAAGACCTAAAGAAGGCTTCGTTCTATTTGGACCGTAAGATTAAAAACTTAGAATTATGATTTATTGGTTAACAGGACAACCTGGCTCAGGTAAGACAACATTAGCTAAATCAATTATGGAGTTAAGATACTTTAGTGATTGGTTCCATATTGACGGTGATGATATTAGAGAATTATTCAATAATAAAGATTACTCTAAAGAAGGTCGGATGAAGAATATACAATTAGCACAACATTTAGCTCAATATCTTCACTCAAAAGGACAAAATGTTTTAGTTTCTTTAGTATCACCATATAAAGAACAAAGAGAATTATTTAAAGTTAAACTTGAAAATGCGATAAAAGAAGTTTATGTTCATACCTCAGAAGTAAGAGGTAGGGAACAATTCTTTGTTGAGGATTATGAACCGCCAACAGAAAATTATATCGATATGTGTACTGATAACATCACTGTTGCAGAATGTGTTGAAAAAATATTCAAAAGATAAGATGGAAAAAATACACATAGAGGGAGACCCTAAATTAAAGAATAATCCTGGTAAACAGTTTTCAATGTTTATCGGAAGATGGCAACCATGGCACGATGGACACAGGTGGTTAATCGACCAACGACTTGAACAAGGTAAGAATGTTCTAATTTGTATTAGAGACATTGAACCTAACGAACAGAACCCATTTACCGCACAAGAGGTACATGATAACATAACCATTAAATTATTTAACTTAATTCACGAGGGAAGAGTTATTGTAATGGTAATACCTGATGTTGAATCGGTAAACTTCGGAAGAGGAGTTGGATATGATATTATAGAACATTTACCACCACAAGAGGTGAGTGATATCTCAGCCACTAAAATAAGAGAACAATTAAAACAAGAAGGTAAATTATAATGTTAGAAACAAATAGAATCATTCAAGGAGACTGTATTATTGAAATGGGAAAACTCCCTGAGTCTACTGTTGACTTGGTGGTTACTTCTCCGCCATACAATGTAGGCATCGATTATGATAATCATGACGATAGAATGACGATGGAAGACTATTGGGAGTTTACTGAAAAATGGTTATCTAATACATATCGTCTATTAAAAGATGATGGTAGGATTGCTGTTAACATTCCTTATGAAGTTAACGTTCAAGACAGAGGTGGTAGAATTCTATTCATGTCTGAGTTTTGGTCCATAATGAAAAAAGTTGGATTCCAATTCTACGGACTTGTAGACCTTGACGAGAACTCACCACACAGAAGTAAAACCACAGCATGGGGTTCATGGATGTCACCAAGTAGTCCTTACATATATAACCCTAAGGAATGTGTCATTTTAGCCTACAAGAAAGACCGAATCAAAAAAGTTAAGGGAGAACCGCAATGGAAAGGTGAGTTGGTTGATTTAGAACAAGAGGATGGTACAATCAAACAAAAAATGATGTATCAAGATGAAGACAAGAAAGAGTTTATGAGCTTGGTATATGGTCAATGGGAATACTTTGCCGATACCAAACAACAGACTAAGGCAACATTCTCAATGGATATTCCAATGAAAGCCATTAAAATATTAACCTATAGAAATGACGTGGTACTTGACCCTTTCGTAGGTAGTGGTACAAGTTTAGTCGCTGCTGAGGTTAGTGGAAGACGGTGGATTGGTATTGAATTAAGTGAGAATTATTCGAAAGTTGCTAAAGATAGAGTACAAGTCTTTATAGATAAGAAAAAACAAATCGAATTAGATTTATAATAAAAGGGTCATACGACCCTTTTTTTTGTTTATACGAATATTTATTAAGAAAACTATAAATGGCTGAAATTATAATTACTGAACGTCAACTTGCCTTAATTAAGGTGAACACCCTTTCAGAACATACAGATGAGAATGGTGAACTAATTAACGAAGCCGCTTGGTACAATACTGTAATGGATATTTTGGGTATTATTGACCCAACCCCTATTGTTGATATTGTCAATGCAACATCATACTTTATTCAAGGAGATACTCTTTTTGGAGTTTTATCAATTGTTGGGGCAATACCATATGCAGGTGATTTTGTGGCAAAACCTGTATTGGGGGCACTAAAAGTTGGAGGACCATCTGTTAAGGCTTTAGAGTCTGCAATAAAACTTTCTAAAGGAGCTGCTGTAGGTAGTAAAGAATATAGAGCAGCCACTGAAACTATAGAACAGTTAGCCAAACAACCAGGTGTAATAGGAACTTTCCTTCAGAAAATGGGAGGGTCTTTCGGCGAGAAAGTTATTAAAACAATTGATGAAATACCTGCAGGACCTTTCAAAGGAATGAAAAACACAATAAAAAGTTATTTCCAATTATTAAGTAATGCTGGTAAAAAAAGTGTTATGTTCCAAAAAAGAGCTGGGGTTCTTGCAAAAAACTTCAAAAAAGGAACTGCCGCTGTCAAAGATGTTGAACTTCTAAAAAATTATCTTAAAACTCAAAAAGTATTTAATCCCGCCACTCTTACTAAACCAGGATTCTTTACAAATGTATTTTTTGGGGGGATTCCAAGATTATTTAGAAGTCCATCCCAAAGAAGATTAAGAATTTTAATGCAATCTACAAAATGGTGGTTAGGATTCCTTGATTATGTTGGTTTAGGTAACTGGGTAGGTGCGGAAGAATTATCTAAAAAAATGGGTGATGAAAATTTTATGAAAAAAGTTGATGAATATAATCAAACACCTGAAGCTAAACAAAACTTTGAAGACCAATTTGGTTCAGAAAAAGTTGAAGGTCAAACAAATAATCAACAAAGTACGTCTTCATCCACAAGTTCAGAACCAAATCTTGACCCATTAGCTAAATTTTTAAGAGGATTGTTTACAGGACAAATGAATCCAATCCCTGGAATGTAAATTAAATAATATATAATGGCAAAGAAAATTATAAGACTAACAGAGTCTGATTTAACTAATATTGTTAAGAGAGTTATTAAGGAACAAAATCAAATGAGTGGACAGGATGTGTTTGAATTTCAAACGGCTCTTAATGATTATTTTAAAATGAAAAAGGTAATGGTTAACGGTAAGTTATATCAAGTACCTGTAGATGCGTTATGGGGACCAAAAACAGTTGAAGGTCTTAAAATGTTTCAAAAGGCTGAAAAAGTAAATCCTGATGGAATTGCAGGACCTGACACATATAAAGCCTTACATAAATTAGGGTTAGACCAAGATATTTTTGATAAAATCATTAGTTGGATTGGTGACAAACTTAGTTAATTAATGAAAAGAATATTATCAGAAACAGGACTTAGAAACATCAATGCTCTTAAGGAGAGATATCAAAAGGCGGAGATTTATTTCCACCAAGATTTGGACGGTGTAACAACGGCAATTGCAATGAAGAAATACCTTGAAGATAATGGTATTGATGTTGTAGGTGCACATATCATTCAATACGGTGACAAAGAGTTCTCTGTTAAAAAGAATGATGCTCAAGGTGATATAATGCCAGTCCTCGTTGACTTTGCTCACGGTAAGCCAATGTTTGTAATTCACACTGACCACCACGACAAACAAGTTGGGGTTGAGAAGGGAACATCAAAACAATTTAGAGGAGCCCGTTCAAACGTTGAGACAATTTCACAAGTCGTGTCACCAACTGATTTATTCCCATCGTCAGATATTTTACTAATCAATACTGTGGACTCTGCGGATTATGCCAAACATGACATAACACCACAAGAGGTAGTTAACTACATCTACAGAATAGATAAAGATTCCTCACTTCAAAGAAACAAAATGTTATTGGGGTTAGTAATCAACAAATTACTTTTAGCGTTTAAAAACAAACCAGGATTCTTAGAGTCTTTGGTTATGGATTCTGAACCATCTTTAATGTCGATACTTAATAACATTAAAACTTGGATGACAAGAACAAACGCAGCAAAACCTGAAGACCTACAAAAAAATGCACAAGATTATGCCGACAAAATGAAGGACTACCCAACGGTGTCTGATAACATTATCTTCCAATATGGTGGGGGTAGTATGTTTAAACCTGGGTCTTACGACAGATATACACCATTCAGAAATAATCCTGAAGCAGACTTTCTCATCATGGCGTGGCCGATGGGACTTGTTCAAGCTTCTTGTAATCCATTTAAGAAAGAAAGAGAACTTAAAGGTGTTAATCTTGGGGAAATAGCTCAAGAGGTAATCGGTAAGTGGAAAGACCAATTAAAGGAGAGAAAGATACCACTATCAACTATGAAGTGGGTTAGTGAGACAAGTACAGGACCTGAAAGTGTTGGGTTTACTTTTAAAGATTTTGATGCTCTTTACGGTGGTAAATTCATGTTTATGGATGGGGGAGAAGAAATATTAGGTAGAATTGAGGAAATGATGGAGAAACCATTCAGTGATTTATCTGAAGAAGAAATCTCATTGATGGACAAAATTGGAATTAATGCTTGGGACCTTATTCAATCCAACTCGGGTGGGCACAAATGTATTACTAACATATCAGGATTTAACTACTTAGGTAGAGGAAAGAGGCCACCACAAGGACAGTATAGATATGATTCTGAAAAAGATGATTCACCATCTGTCAAGTTTACAAAAATGATTGCAAACGAATTCCAAAAAGTATTAAAAGAAAAAATCGCGGAGTCTAAGAATTCTTCTGAAGATTAAGATAGGTCGTAAGTAATACTATCTCCAGCTTGGATATTAAGTATTTCACAAGAACCGCCCTCAATTTCTAATACAATATTACCGTTGCCACAGTAGGAAGGACAATCAAATTCATCATTACATGGAGGGCAATCGTGATGTATATTTACAATAACATTGTTCTTTATAATAATTATATCTAAAGGAATAATACAGTTTTTCATCCAAAAACATTGTTTATTACCTTCCATTAAGAATAATAAACCATTAAACGCATCGTCAAATGTTTTACCCATCATACCTATTGATTGGGATTTTTTGTCAATTAAAGTTTTGACATTAAAGATATTTTCATTAATTTTGACCTTCATACTTAATAAATACTATGAAAAAAATTAAATCAATATTGAAAGAGATTTGGTTGGGATTTAAAATCTCGGAAGAAAATAAACATAAATCTCAATGGGGAAAGTTTTGATTTTTTAAAAATATTTTTTATCTTTGTAAAACCTTTGGGGAATAAGGATATATTTATATAACTCGACCGAAAGGTCAACACCCCCAAAACTCACAATAAAAAAAGATTTGATAGAATGAGAATTCTTTCCTATCTTTGTGAAACAAATCCCATGAGTGTGGAGTTTGAGAAAACTTCTTAATCTCGTGGGATTTTTTATCAGAAGTTCTTTAACATTAAAATATTGATTACACCCGCTGGTACAACCAGCGCATGACGTGGATAGGTGACCGTGGGGAAGTGGGAAGTAATCATTTAAAAATATACCGTGGGATAGAGCAGTGGTAGCTCGGAAGGCTCATAACCTTTAGGTCGGTGGTTCGAATCCATCTCCCGCAACAACGTGAATTAAATTTCACAAAAAAAAGTTTTATAAACTATTTGATTAATTGAAAAGTTCTTCATATCTTTGTAAAACAATTTGGAAAGGTTGACCATAGGTTCGTAAAATCGAGGTTTCCTCCCAAAACAAACTTTCAGGTAAAACTGATGGTTTCTTTGACAAACAGACGAATTAGCCCGTCCTATTGAGAGTAGGGGGTCAACAAGATAGTTAGGTGATACTATCAAGGAAGAATGAATTCGTTAAAATCATCAGTCAAAAAAAAGTTTCATAAAAATTTGATAGTCTCAAAACTTTCATCTACCTTTGTGAAACAAATGAAGGAGAGGGTTGAAATCCTACTTCGGTAAGGTCAGCTCCTCCTTCATTAATTTTGAATACGTTCTTTGAATATAAAATATTTTCTTAAAATATGTTGATGATGAGACCTTCGGGTTGATTCTGAGACAAAGATAAAGAAATTGGGCGGTCTATAGTCCATAAAATAAACCATGAAAGTGGTATAAAGTGGTTCACTCTCGATTAGGGTGAGTTGCGGTTTCCGAAAAGGAACTCGAGTAGACAGGCAGGACATCATTGAGTCTTAAGTACCGAGGGTAACACTATAGGGAAAGTGATTTGATGACCGAGCGATGTGGGTCGTTTGGTTGAGGTGGGAACACCAACAAGAGTAACCTGTAGAACTGTTGTGAGAAGTATGGTTATCCAACTATACAATTGCGGAGTTCAATATTAAAGTTAGCTTAAAACCGAAAGGTAAGAGTTCGTACAGGTGGTGCTGTTGTTCTCCTTACTCTTCATCTACCAAGGTAGGAGTTAAGCAGTTGACTTGAAATATGGAGGTCGGGAGACTTCAAAGTGTAGTTCAGTATCGTCTCGTTCAAAAGATGGGATGGCTGGTTGACGGACCGCTACATTTATCATCCACTATCAACCCCTATTGTTAAAATAAGGATTCTAACAAATCATAAAAGAAACAAAGGAAAAGTGTTCGTCAGTCGTGATAGACAGGTCACTACTTAGTCATGAGTTGTTCATGGCCGTAAAGGGTCCCAAACCCAATACGATTGTTTTAAAAGTTCTCTAGTCTCGCAAGGATTAATTGGGGCGGCAGTCTCGAAGAGTGATGAGTAAAAACAGAGTATATTACGACTTTAGGATTGGTTAATCTAATTGACCGTGACTGAGAGGTACTTCTCAAAAGGAAGTGGAAATCGGAGGAAATAAATAATCTCCTGTAAAGTCTCTCATTGAAAGGTGTATTCTCAACCTGAATGCCAACTAACCCTGACGTTTCTACGTCGGGGTTTTTTATTTGGACAAGTCCCAAAAAAGTCCTATCTTTGTTGTTCAACAAACCCAAAATATATGTTCGACAAATTTATTGACCTTTTTGTAACTTTTATTCATGACATTCTTCCGTTCAAAATTGTAGACCAATGGGAAGAAGGGGTTCATTTAACTACTGGTAAGTTTAAAAGAATTGTGAAACCTGGATTAAATTTCAAGATTCCATTCTTTGACCAAATTATTACTACACCTGTCATTACTCAAACGGTAAACTTAAAACCACAAACGGTTACATCTTTCGATGATAAGTCGATTGTATTGACCAGTATTGTTAGGTATCACATTCACGATGTTAAGAAGTTTTTATTAGGGGTAATGCATGCTAATGATGTACTTGTTGATACAACTCAAGGTGTTATTAGAGATATGGTTGAAAACACTATGTGGGAAGAATTGGTTGACTTAGGATTGATAGTTATGCCAGAAGTTAATGAACAAGTTTCCAAATGGGGTATTACAGTAGAACAGATTAGCTTCCCTGATTTAGGTGAAATAAAAACATACCGTCTAATTACGGACGGTGGAGATAGAAACCCAAGTCAACTAATTTTAGAATAAATAAAGTGAGACTGTCTCCCTTTATTTATCTTAGGGTATTGATTATTTTTATCCCATGACTGTAATTTGGGTTGCTGAAGACATTAATAAAGACGGAACGTTCAAACAAACCAAGGCAGAAGTACTATGTACTCTGTCTTGTTTGTTATTTATTAAACATTACTACCCTAACTTCAAGACAATATTCTTTGTCGACCAATACACTAAAAAATACTACGAACAATTTGGATTCTTATCTTTATTTGATGAGGTTAATGAAACTTTATTAGATGAAGAGTGTGGGATTAATAAAACTGTTTATTGGGCTGCAGGTAAGATAATTGCTCAAAGGTCTATCGAAGGACCAACATTAACTTTGGATTTAGATTTTAGGATATTCGATGACATTACAAAGTTTAATGTATTCGAATCGGACATAAGTTGTTTATGGATGGAGGACATTAGAAATGAATTCTATATGACTCCACAATATGCGATGTCTTATACGTACTTAGATTGGAGATTACCGTGGGATTATAATGCTTTCAATACTTCATTTCTTTTCTTAAAAAATGAAAGTTTTAAGAATCTTTACTGTGACTTAGCTATTAGTTATATGAGGTCTAACTATAAAATATTACCTAATAACTTAAGTAAAGTTGAGAATAGTAAATTCATGATGTTCGTTGAACAATATATGTTAAGACAACTTTCAAATGAACACAATCAAAAATGTAACCTTTTAATTGACAATTTTTGTCCAATTAATACTAACGATGATTTAGTTAAATCTATCGGGTTGAACTTAGAAAATTGTGGACACCACTTTTACCATTATGGGCACCACAAAACACATATGATTATTAAAGATAATTTTTGTATGAATGAAATTGAACGATGTACTAGTAAAACCAATAATGTTATTATTGATGAAATACAATTAAATGTTTTTAATAAACTTTCCAAACGAGATATAAATGAAGGGTGTTTTTGTTAATTGGACGAAACCGTACCAAGAGCGAGCTAGATTAAGAGGTCACGCATTTAAAATGCAAAGAGAACAAAAATCTGAAGAGTACATTACTACTGATGAAGAGTTACTATTTACAATACTATCTGTCGGGTATTGGAGAGAGTTTAACGGAAAAACAAAATTATTTACAGACAGAGATGGATTAAAATATTATGTTAAAAATAACATGGTAGACCTTTGGGATGAAATAGATACGAACACGTTGGAAAATTATAATGAGGTCGACGCTGCACAGTTTTGGACTTCAGGTAAATCCTATTGTATTGGGATGGAACAGGGACCATTTTGTTTTATGGATTTAGATTTTATCATTCGTGAAAAATTACCTGAATGGGTGTTTCAATCTGATGTAACAATACCATATTGGGAAATACCACGAGGGTATTACTATCCTACTGAGGAACAATATTCACAAATAAAACATTGGTCACCACCTTCAGACTATTCATATAAGATGATGATACCAAACACTTCGTTTTTATACATCAATAATCGCCAGGTTCAAAAAGAATATCTTAAAGACCATATAGAAGCCGTTGATACTAAAGATGAAATCCCTGAATGGTTTTGGTTGGTTACAGACCAAGGGTTATTTGGACAGGTTTTACGAAGATTCAATGCGAAAGTACAAACTTTAACAGATAAAGTATTCTTGGCAGACCATGAAGGGTATGACCCTAATGTTGGATTGGCCTGTGGGTATTATTACCAAATAGACCACGACAAAACTAAAGATAATTTAAATTGGTGGCATGTGTGGACCAGAAAAGTATTGTATAATCTAAATGAAGAGGTTAGGATTAGTGACTGTAAAATGTTTTACCAAGAGATTGTAGAGAATTTGCCAAGATATAAACACCTACTTAATAACTCAAGGTTAGAAAAATATAAGAACTAATTTGTTTATTGGTGATAATTCACTATCTTTGTACTCACAAAACGATAAAGATATGAACCTACCTCAACACAACATCAAGATTCAACACGAGACCTTCGGAGTATTGTTAAACGAAACTTTCGTTAACTCTACCCAATTCAAATTGTTTTTGAAGATGGTTCAAGGATGTATTGAACTTAAGAATGATTTAACGTTCTTCAACGGTACTGACTTCTTGGTTCACGTTCCACACAAACACTTGGTTAGCTCTATCATCACAACAAGTGTTGATAACTACACATTGGCAGAACACCTTATTAATAAATCTAAAATGGAGGCGTTAGAAACAAAATGAGACAAGAAGGATTATTCGGGAATCTCCTAAAGATAGCGGGAGCGGGAGCTCTTCTATATGGAGCATATAAGTTAGGTGAATATCATGCTAATCAAAAAGTACAGGAGGTTATTCCACCTGTTATTCCTCAAGAGCCTAAAGTTGAGACAGAAGAGGAAAAAGTTCTTGGTTTGATTAAAGAGTTGAAAGACAAACCAAACAAGACAAGAACTGACAAGTTTAATATCGAGTTACTTGAAGTTAAGTTAAAACAAATAAGAAATAAAAAATGATTACTATTAAAGACATCATAGATTTATCCAAACCACATCCAGTAATGAATGGCGGAAGAGTAACACGAATTGGTAACAATAACGTTAGTTTCTCTATTGTTGGTGGAACAAGAGGGTTATACGGTGATTTTATAAATGATTTTGAGGTTGCAATTTTTGATAAAGAAAGCGGTGACTTTGTTACAAAATTCTTTTACCCTGAAGCAACTGATGATGTAATTGGATACATGCCAGGGAAAGATGTGGAATCTTTAGTCAGTAAAGTATTGAAAGATAAGGATTTCCAAGTTAGATAAAACTTGGTGGTGGAATCTGTGCTAAAACGGTACGGCCCTAAGGGGAGACTTCGGTCTCTCCTTTTTTATTGTTCATCCCACCAAATACCAAACCCACAATTTCTATACATAAAGTCATTACAATTACTTTTTATGTATTCAACAAGTTCGTCATATTCTGCCCAATCTCCCATGTCAGTATCATCAGATATTTGTTCCATGGTTTTGTAAGTTTCTTCACCATCCTCACCTGTGGATAATACCTTGGTGTCACCCCAACTCCATCTAGAAAGTACTGTGGTATCGTCATTCTCTAAAGAAATATGAGGTTCATCAAGTTTGATGTATACGTATTCACCATAGTCTCCATCGTTAAGTATAACTCTAATTCCTTTATCACCATTATATACTTTACCTATCGCTCTTTCAATAAAGTCATCAGCGCCTTCTTCACCAACTTCTTCAACTAAATCAGGTAAAAAGTCCTCTAAGTTGTAGTCTACCATTCTAACAATAGAATCTAAGTCAGGATTTGGATAACCAACCTTATTTAATACTTTTAAAAATCTATTTAAATTGCTCATATTACTTTGTGTAATAATCAGGCTCGTAGCTGTCGGCTCTGTTATCCAATTTCATTTTTTCAGTTAAGTTTAATTTTGGTTCGTCGGAATAGAATGTACAATACACTTCATTAATTTTAACCCAATTTTGAAACTCGGCGTGATTATCATCTTCATAGGTTAATACTATATATTCGTCTCTTAATCTGTCAAATTCAAATTCAGATAATGCGGGATATTGGGTATTTTCATTTAGTGAGAAGTCACCATTAATGTCTCTGTTCCATGTTGCAACAAAATATGCATCATATTTAAGTTCGGTTGTTTCAACATCACCATTACCATTACACTCCCAACATTCATTTTTTCCGTCATGACAGTTATCACAATTTAAATAACCATCTCCGTCACATTCTTCACATTTACCATTACCAGTACCATCACATGCTTCACAATCTTCCAATTCTCCGTCACCCATTTGTCTACCATCTCCATCACATTCTTCACATGTAACCTCAGCAGTACCGTCACACGTCTCACATGTAATCTCACCTCTATCACAGTATTCACAATCAAGTTCACCCGCACCACCACATTCGTCACATTCTTTTACGTATTCAGTGCCTTCAGTTGTGAATACGTTGGCAAACCCTAATGATGAAATCATAATGTCACCAACATTAAATTTACCTGTTGTTTTAAATGAATATACGTATAAGGTTAACTTAACAATATTATCAGGACCCAAATACTTAAAGTAATCGGATTGTTTTTGCATTACAGGGACTAATCCGTCATACACCTCTTGAGGTGTTTCTGATTTAGAAATTAATTCAGATAAATTTACCGATAATTTTTTTAATTTTTCATTCATATTATTCTTGTTCGTATTGGAATTTATAACCTAAATTAAAAACGTGTTTGTTGTCGACTTCATAACTAATGTTATAAACCATGGCTTCTGTTGAAGAACAATTTGAATTAGCTCCGCTAAGTATTTTACCTTCTTGAGTTATCACGTATTCGTTTAGTATATCTCTAAGTTTTTCAGACATTCTTTGTATATCGTGAGCGAAAGAATACATATCAAAATCTAAAGCTCCTTCGTAATCAAAAGTAATGTCTATATCGTAACCACTTAACTTTTGATGGCCTGGGGTAATATATTCAAATTCAATGTGTATTTTCATGACATCAAACTGTTTAGGTTTGGCGTTCATGGTAATCAAATACTTTAACTTCTCCGATAAAAGTTCTTCCTTAATCATAATAATAAATACATTTATTTTTGTATTTAGGTCATTTATAATTTAAACATAAATAATAATACTATGTCTATTAAAGTTACACTAACCGAAGATGAAATATTATCTACGCCAAATGATAATGAATTGGGTAAATTAACCCGAAGTAAATATTGGCAAGCCAGGAGAGATTTTGAGGGACCTCAATTTGATGATGAACACTTCGCCTTAACCATAGATGAAGAAGGTCTTGTTACGTCTGTAAATAAGTCGTGGACCTGTTCTATCTGTAACAAAGATACCTCGGAAATTGATTATGATTATCTTGTTGGGTATGACCATTTGAAATGCGTACTTGAAGGCCAAACACAATATGACAAATGTGTTTTATGTGGTAAGGAGAGTCCTTATACCATGTCAACACATATTGACCTTAGGGAAGGTTATGTTGAAGGTGGCGGACAAGGGTGCTTTCAACCTAATAGATGTAAGAATGAATAGTCCAAAAAATAGGGGTAATAACATTTCAAAAAAATATAATTATCAGTGGATTGCTCCTGAAAGAACTGGTAGTAGAAAGGTTTCCGAAGTACTTGCATATTACGATTTCAAATGTACTAATAAACCACTTAACTCGTTTGGAATGTATAACTATAATCACGCTATTGAACCGAATGAAGAGGGGACCGATTACAAAGTTATATGTAATGCTCGAAATCCATATGGTAGAGTATACTCAATCTTTAAAAATTTTTTCCATTCAATTGAAGACAAGAGTAAGGAAGGGTTTAGAAAATATTTAACCGAAGACTTACCAAGAGGTCAAACTATGACTATGGTGGTTATAGAAAAATGGGACAAACCTTTTGACTATGTGATTAGATTGGAACATATGAAAGATGACTTAATGAAGTTACCATTTATTTTAGATGTTCTAACGGAATCTCAAGTTGATATGTTATCAAGTCATGGTAAAGAAATTGAGGATTGGGAACCATTTTACGATGACGAAATGAAAGAGATAGTATATGAGTATACAAAACACCAATTTAAATTTTGGGGATATGAAAAATAATTTTGGTAGTTAGGAAATATTGATTATCTTTGTATTCACAAAAACGATAAGACTATGACAAACACCACTACCCCTTCAGTAATCAAAGTAACAACAGGTACATTAGCAGGAGACGTATTCTACGGTTCTTTTGATACCACAGTAAAGAACAAGAGAGTCTCTGTAATGGTTTCCAACCACATCAAAGATGTAAATAAAGAGTACGAGTTCCGTATTGCAAACAAATGTCAGGCGGGATTCATTAACATCCACGACAGTAAAGGTACTGCATCTGACATGATGAAAGGATGGTCTAAAAATTCTCTTGTTAACATCCAAGTAAAAAACGAGTTTGGTCATTGGATGAACGTTTACACAACCAAAGGTGGTAAATGGTACTCAATCGACAAAGGGTTCTTGGAAGTGATGACTGTAGGAGATATGAGACAATCATTCCCTGACATGTGTGACATGAACATCTGGTCTCAATTCGGAGCTAAGACTTGGGCTGACAAAGCATTCACTCAAAACTAAAACACAAATCCCCTCACGGGGATTTTTTTAATAACCTATTCAATCAACAACTATGGGATGCGATATTCATTTATTTACGGAAATTAAGAAGTCAATCAACTCACAAGATAAGTGGGTGAATGCTGACAATTGGAGGTATAATCCTTATTACCAAGAAGGTAATGATGAAGGGGAGAGAATGTTGAACATTGAGTCACTATACAGTGGACGAAACTACGAGTTATTTGGTATTCTTGCGGGTGTTAGAGACCATAATAACGATAGTATTGATGACCCTCGTGGATTACCTGAGGATGTCAGTGAGGTGACTAAGAAAGAGTCTGACAGATGGGATGGAGATGGTCATAGTCACAGCTGGTTAACTCTTAAAGAGTTAAGAGAATATCAAGGTTTACACCCTGTAGTTAAGAGAGAGGGGTTTATTTCACCTGAGGATGCAGAGTTGCTTGATGAAGGGATAGAAACACCTGATACATGGTGTGGTAGTACATCAAACACCACTTGGGTTAAACGTGAATGGGAAGAAGGATATGATGTCTTAAAACCTATTATAGACGAGATGGACAAGAGAGTTCGTGATGAGTTTTGGGTTTGGGGAGATGAACCAAAACCTGAACTTGATGAGAAGATTAGAATAGTATTTTGGTTTGACAATTAAAAATAAGACAATGTTTGAGAATAATATATTTTGGAAAGACACCTTTGATGGTGAGAAAGCCCAAGGAGGTATCTTCTACAGAGCGGTAGACTTGAAGAAGTTTATGGAATTGGTGGAGGCCAATGAGAATGGAAACGGTGGTGAGATTGTGGGGATTCGTTTTGATGAAAATAATTTGGAATTAATTGTAAAAAAATAGTTTTGTAATGTCGTAAGTATTCACTATCTTTGTATTCACAAAACGATAAAACTATGACTCCTACAATCTCCACAATCGAAAAAGTACGTAACTACCAAGGTCAAAATTCTTTCGTCATCAAGATGAAAGACGCAGTATCAAGATACGGCGGTTTGACTCCAAATCAATTAGCTGCTGTTGAGAAATGTCTTAACGCGGTTGCAACCGTTAAAACTGAAGAAATGACTGAAGACATGAAACGCATCGTCGACTACAAAGGTGAGAACACCTTCGTTAAGGACATCGCCTCTAAGTTCCAAAAGTATGGTACTTTGACTGAGAAACAAAAGTCAGCTGCTTTGGTTCAGATTCAAAAGGAAGAAGACAAAGAGAAAACCATCCGTATGAACTGGCCGACTCCAGGTGAGACAATTGTAATAGGTCGTAAGGTTGGCCAACAGTTGAAAGAGACTTACGAATTGGAGTTCAACCCTACGTTGATTGACATCACTCGTTTGTTAGGTGTTAGTGTTAAAGCGGTAAAATTCGCAGGTAAGATGACCATCAAACGTGGTAAAATCTGTACCTCTTGTATGAGAGACTTGACAGATGAGTTCTCAATGTTAACAGGAATGGGTAAGATATGTGCAGCCCACTTAAAAATTCCTTACATCAAGGATGTGTCTGAGGCAACTCGTTTCCGTGAGGACTATTTGAAGAGAGTTGAGGAGATTGGAGAGATGGAATTTTGGATTCCTAAAAACCAAATCAAAAAATGGACAGGGATGACAGAGTCTATCTTGAGAACCATGTAAAATAAATTAAACCCACACCCTTTAAAGTGTGGGTTTTTTCTTACTATAGTGATATATATCTATTAAAAAAGTACATATTTTTAATGGAAAAATTCACACCTTACCATCAACACTTGCTAGTTAAGTGTTGGGTAACAAACCCTCCTAAGAAAGAGGAATTATTGAATAAATGGTTTACGTATTTGGTTGAGAGGGTAGGGATGAAGGTTGTAGCAGGTCCGACAAGTGTTTACGTGTCAGACCCTGGTAATGAAGGACTGACGGGAACAGTCACACTCGCAACGTCACACGCATCAATACACATTTGGGATAATGCAGAACCACCTATGGTTCAGTTTGACATCTACAGTTGTAAGGAGTTTACTCTTGAACAGGTAATGAAATGTTTTGACCCATGGGGACTTATCAAAGCAGAATGGGTGATGATTGACAGAAACAGTACACCAACAATAACCTCACAAGGAATTTGGGATTAAAATTTACGAACCTCAACGAAAGTTGGGGTTTTTTATTTAAATTAAATTTACTATCTTTGGGGTATGAAAAATTTTAAAACCTCAGAAATACTAATCATTGTATTCACCGTCGCGTTAATATTCGTATCTGAATATTACTACCTTGTTCAAAATAATGTTGAGAAAGCAATCTTTATTGGATTGTGGCCACCAACGATAATAGGATTGTTGAATTATGTTAACTCTAAAACAAAAAACTAAGATGGAAAATTTAGACATATATATTCTAACGTCTATTGTGGCAACTTTATTCATTGTATTCTTTATAGGAATATACAGAGCGGTTAAAGATGTGGACGAAAATTCTTATAAGTATGAAAAACCAGGTGGGCCGCGTGTTTATTTATTTAATTTAATGGCTAAATTATTTGAAGATGAAAAAATGACAAAAAAAGAAAAGAAAGTAATTTACAAGGCGATGCACCGAACCATGGCGGATATGGAATCTGATGGAGTGCGTTTCCCTGAAGATATTAAAAAAGAACTTATAAAGAATAGAGAGGAATCTATATGTGAATACAGTGGATTACCTTCTCCAAAATTTTACGAATCGTTACAAAAAAAATAGAATCATGGAAAGGATGTCACAACATATGTCAGAAGAAAAAATGATTGATGATGTATTAAGACATTTTGATTTTAGAAAATGTCATAATGCGATGGAATCCCTTAATTGGGAATGGTTTAGTAGAGGTGTTCCAACGGTTGAAATTTTAAAAGAATCGGCAATAGAAAGACTCCGTTCAGCAATGAAGGGAGTAAAGGATAAAGAGAATGGACTTTCTGTGAATGAGCATTACTTTTCTTCAAGTGGAGGACTTAAAGGTACTGCATGGAAGAACCGTTACGGTCATGTGGCGGGGATAAAGTTAGAATTTGTTATAGCTGAATGGGACTCCGATGGAGATTATTAAATGAAAACAAAAAAACCAAGTGCAATAGTTTACGGATGGTATAAAGAAGGTGAGGAATTATTAGTCTCAGACGTTTATTTTGAAGAGGGACTCTTTGATGACGTTGTTGTCTACTCCTTACCTTATACTGATTCTGTAGTTGAAGACTATTCAAAATATAGACCCGACCTAATAATATCGATGGGTGGTGATATTAACATACCACATCATCAATTAAGAAGAATCCACATTCAATTGGATGAGTTCGTTGAGGATAATATTTTAGCAAACATAATAGTTTGTCAATCAGTATTCCGTGCGTGTGAGGTTATTCGACCTCGATTCTCAATGTTCACTCCTGTATATAAAACAGGTGAAAGGATTAAAAGAACGTATGAAGGACTTAAGAATCAAACATGGACTAATTGGGAATGGGTTGTAGTGGATGACTCTCCTGATGAAGAGACGTGGAAACTATTAAAAGAAATTGCCAGTAAAGATTACCGAGTAAAACTGAATAGAGTTTACCCTTTAACAGGTGGGAATGTTGGGTTAGCTAAACACAGAGCCGCGATGTTATGTGAAGGAGACTGGTTGATTGAGTTGGACCACGATGACTATCTGACAAAAGAATGTTTGAATGTTTCGAATGAGGCTATTGAGAAATACCCTGACGGCAAGTTCTTATATACTAACTGTTCGGAAATGTATGATGATGGGGAACCCAAACATTACGACCATGATTGGACAGGTAATTGGTATGCAAGACACGATAACTTCTTTGATTTTGGATATGCGGGACATTCATGGGTTAATGTAGACGGAGACAATATACTTGCTCACCATTACCCTGACATTAATCCACTAACTATCAGGTTTAACATCTCAATGCCAAATCATGCAAGAATGTGGGAAAGAAAATTGTACCATGAGATTGGTGGACATAACAAAAATATGCCTGTTGCAGATGATTTAGAAATTATTATAAGAACTTTTTTGAAAACACGGATGATTCATGTGAAAAAAGTGTTATATTATCAATACAACAACAGGAACAGTACTGTTGATAATAATGCGAATGATATAAACCGAAGAGCCCGTTTAATTCGTGATTACTACGATACGGCAATTCATAATCGAATACTTGAACTTGGATTCCATGATTGGAATTGGATTGAAGAAGAAGAACACTCCCAAAAATTACAGACACGTGCTCCAATTCGTAAGTATTTTGAAGAAGAAGAAGTAATGAATTACATTTATGAATAAGAAAACAAAAATTTGTTTAAATGCGATGGTTGGGAATGAAGCTCCGACTATTACAAGAATGTTGGAGTCAGTTGCTCCACACATTGACTATTACGTCATCCAATGTAACGGTAAAGAAGATAACACCCAAGAGATTATTGATGCCTTTTTTAAAGAAAAAAACATCCCTGGTTTTACCTATCAAACGGATTGGAATTTCCCTGGTTTTAACAGAGACCATACACTTCAAGAAGCTTTAAAGTCTGACCACGGATGTGATTGGATTCTTAGAATGGACGCAGATGAAAGACTACAAGTTGATGAGGATTTTGATTGGTCTATATTAGATAATAAATCAATTGATAGTTACAATATTGTTGCTGAGGCTGGTGATACCAAATACTTTAGAACTTGGTTTTGGAACGCCAACTTACCATGGTTCTTCCAACACGACAAGAGACACGAAACTATTCACTTACCTGAAATAGGAGAAGATTTCCAAAGAATTAATATGCCTTACGGTTTTAGACATTTGGTTGGACAAGATGGTGAAACATGGAATGTACCAAGAAAGTTCCTTAAAGACGCTCTTGAATTGGAAATGGATAAAGTTGTTGGTAATACGGTATTGGAAGACCATTATCATTTATGGTACATTGCAAAAAGTTATGCAGATTCATACGGTAGTCCTCATGAATTACCGTTTGGTAAGAAACACTCTGATGAGTACGCAAGAAGGTCTATTTGGTATTATGAAAGATTCCTTGAAGTTAGTCACAATTGGTTCGGTGAAGGACAACCAACAAGACAAGATGAGATGGCTTATTACGCGTTAATCATGATGGGTCACTCTTATAATTTCATAGGTGATGTTACGAAAGCAATGGATTGTTATAAAAACGCTGAATTGTTTTGTGTAGGTAGAAACGAACATTTATTACATTTATCAGATTGTTTGGAGAAACAAAATCGATATGAAGAGATAATTCAAATACTTGATATAATGAGTAAGAATAATAATCCGTTTCCAAATAGAACATTCCTAATTGAAGACAGATGTTATCTTAATACAAGTAACTTTTTAAATGAATATCGTGAACGTATTGAGAGAAAGATGAACGAACCTATTATAGATTCAGACAGTATATTCTTTGACTTTTTATGATACTAATAAAGAAACCGAAGTATGATTATCTCATAGTTGGAGCAGGAATCTTCGGTTCTGTCTGTGCTCACGAACTTACCAAGAGAGGTAAGAAGTGTTTAGTTATAGACAAAAGAGATGTTATTGGTGGGAATTGTTACACTGAAAATGTAAATGGTATTCATGTACACAAGTACGGAGCCCACATATTTCACACCAATGACAAATTTATATGGGATTACGTTAATCAGTTCGCTGAGTTTAGACAATATACTCACAATGTAATTGCAAACTACAAGGGGAATATGTTCACATTACCATTCAATATGTGGACGTTCAATCAACTATGGGGATGTACTACTGAAACAGAGGCCAAACAAATTTTAGAGGGCCAAACATTTAAAGGTGAGATAACCAATCTTGAGGAACAGGCTATGTCTATGGTTGGGGAAGACATCTATTTAAAACTCATTAAAGGATATACCGAGAAACAATGGGGTAAACTATGTTCAGAGTTGCCTCCATCAATCATTAAAAGACTCCCAGTAAGATTTACATGGGACAGTAATTACTTTAACGACAAGTATACTGGAATGCCAATAGGTGGTTACACTCAGATATTTGATAAAATGTTAGAGGGTTCCGAGGTTAGATTAGGGGTCGATTATTTCAAAGAACGAGAATACTTGGATTCATTAGCAGATAAAATCATATACACAGGACCTATCGATAAGTTCTTTGATTACAGGTTCGGTAACTTAGATTATAGAAGTCTTACTTGGTCTACAAAGATACTCGATTCTGACAACTTCCAAGGAGTTCCTGTGGTTAATTATACTGACGAAGATACACCTTATACAAGAATACTTGAACACAAATGGTTTGACCCTCAGAATCAAAAAGGAACTATTATTAGTTATGAATACCCTGCGGATTATAATGGTGAGAATGAGCCGTATTACCCTATTAGAGACGACAAAAACACCAAGACCTATGAGATGTACCGAGAACTAACAAAGTCTCTTAAATCGTATTATTTTGGGGGAAGACTTGCGACATATGTTTACTACGATATGCATCAAGTTATTGCCCAAGCATTGAAAATGTTAAAAGAAATAGACTAGAAACATTTTTACCCTGATATTTATTCGTAATGAAAGTATGTTTAAAAAAATCGGGAGAGTTTCCAAAAAAGAATGAAGTCCTTGTCATCAAGAAGTTTCTTCAGTTTTTACAATCCCAAGCACCATTAAATGAAGAAGTTCGTATTACGTTTACTGACTCCCGTGAGATTCCAATGACCACAGGTGTTAGAATGCCTGATAACGAAATTGTAGTATTAGCCAAAGGAAGATTATTAATTGACATCCTAAGAACCATATCACATGAATGGGTTCACGAATTCCAATACCAAAAGATGGGAGTTAGAGATGATGTTAAGATTCAAGATATTGGAGGTCCTGAAGAAAATATGTGTAATATATTATCAGGGATATTCATTAAGAAATTCGAAAAGAAATATCCCGAATTTAGTGAAGTTACTTACGGTGAAACCGTTAATGAAGAAGTTTTATCTGAGATATCTTCAAAGTCTGCAGGAGTTAATGATTTCTTAGAATTTATAAAACAACATCCTGAGTATATGAGCCAAATGGGATTCAGAAACTATAATAGGTTGTTAGATTATATTAACGACGCAAATTACGAAGAGTTCTCTGAGTTATTAGATGAAGTAGATGAAATCTTAAATAAGAAAGATAACTACATTGATGGTGAAATGGATGAAATTGAGAGAGCTGTACAAGATTTAAGTAGAGACGGAGACCTTGAAACTACAGTTAAAAATGTTAAGTTAGCTTTCCATAACGGTAAAGAGATTGACTTAACTAAAGACATTTGGTCCAAACTTGAAAACACGGAATCTAATCAGATTAAGAAAGGGGAAATGAAAAAGGTTGAAGTTCTTGCAAAACAATATAACAAATCATTACCTTCAGAACTTAAGAAAGCCTTACTCAAAGGGGACTACGGCCGTCCTATGATATTAAAGTTTGGTGATAGATATCACTTGGTCGCTGGAAATACAAGACTTTGTACTGCAGCTGCGTTGGGTATGACTCCTAAAGTATTAATTGCTGAGGTTTAATAAAATCTTTGAATATGAGTAAAGAAAATAGAATAGATGGAATTTATATTCCATTAAAAATTGGTGATACCATTTACACAGGAAGATTCAAGAACAAGAAAACAACTGTAAAAACAATTGGTAAAGACGAGTATGGTATGCCAACTATCAACGGTAAACGTGTAATGACATTCAGGATTATTCCGAAAGAGAAGTAAGTTGATTTAATATTGTTTGTTCGTTTATCTCGGGGAAGAATAATAACCTTAACTCATCACCTACCACTCAAAGGATGTGTTGGTGTTAGTAGATTCGTAATTTAATATGAATGGCATTCCCGTTGATATACGAATCATTCGTTCCAAATCATAGGTTAAATCATCGGCATCCAATTCACCTCTTCTTATTGAAGAATAGTATATCATAATTTTTACACTCATATATTTTTCTTCCTGAGGTCTATTACTGTGCTTAATTGTAACCCATTCTGCATCTGTAACCTTAACTTTATCAATCGACTCAATTTGGTCACAACTTCCTGCACTTGAATTACCTGCATATACATCTGCGCCACCCTCACATTCTTTACGAATAATCTCTAAATTACTATCAATAAGGCTTTGAAAAAACTGTTCGTGCTTTTGTGATTCTAATACAAGATTATATTGTGACTCTGTTAGGATATACTTCATATGATATAAATACTACGAATGAATTGTTATTAATGAATAAATAATTATATTTGCCCTATGGAACATCAATCATCAAACCAATCAAGGTCAAAGAACGGGAACGACTTCGAGAAAGTATTCACCGAGAGAACAGGTATTCAAAAGATGCGTAAGAAAGATAAGCCGCGTTTTACTAACTGCCATGGACAAGAACAACTAATTGACTTCGACTTTGCCACAGAAATTGATGGTGTAAAAGTATTCATCGATGTTACCACAACATACAGAAGTGATAGACAGAAACAGAAGGCTTACAATGCCGTTATGATGAAAACCAAGTTAGGAGTAGATTGTAAATTCTATATGGTTATTAAGTCTTTAATCGAGAACGGTAAACCAAAGACTGTGAACTTAGTGGAGGGTATGGACTATGTGATAGACATCGACACGTTCGTTAATATGTTAAGCGTCGAACTCGTGAACGGATAAAAAGAACTTGTCAGGGAATCTTTCTTTAAAGTATCGCTCAAACATCATCTTTGTTGCGTTATGGGATATAGGGAGATAGTCCATTAAAGACCAAAAGAAGTTTCTTCTAACAAGAAACGCGTAGTCGAAGTATCTTACAATATCTTCATTAGAATCTTTCCAAGCGACATCATCTTCATGTGTTGACCAACGAGGAGATTCATCATATGTTAATTCTGAAAACTTCTCATCAATTATTTTTTTGAATAGTTTATAAAACTTTTTAGAGTCTTCTATCGAGTCTTCCTCAGTACTTCCCTCTAAAAGGTTTTTATATTGTGATTCGGTTACAACATAAGTCTTTTTAGATTCTTTTATATTCTCTTCACACTTTTTTGATGTTGAGCCAACATATACATCAAAACCTAACCATTTTTCAATCTCTTGTTTCACACCTTGTTTAATCATTCTAGCGATAAACCCTGGCTTAGTATTAGCTTCTTGTATGTAATCAATATCAAGGACAACAATGACTTGGATTGGACCCTCACCATCAGGGTCAACAATATAACCACAAACACCATCAACCTGTTTATCAGATAAAAATGATTCAAGTAAGTTTACGGTCTTTTCACGATTCTCCATGATTATAAATACTATTCAACAGAAATAACTTTCAACTTATATCCTTTCAGAAACCAATAGTTAATAACGGTCACAAACACTTGGTCCATATAACCTTTACCAAACTTTTTATTAAGAGTTTCTTTCACCTCATCACTAACGTACATTGTTCCCGTTTTAATATCGAACAGGAAGAATTCATTCGCCCAAGTCTGTTCCGTCTTATCATAATAAAGGTAGGGAAAACTAAACTTATCGTCTATAAACTTAACTATTAACTTTTCTATCTGTGTCATACTAATCAAATATAAGGTATTTATAATAAAAAAACTTATGAAAAAACTATTAATCTTCAGTGCCCTAATGATATCTTTATTCGGGTGTAAACAAAAAACACTAACATCAACAACTTACGATGTCACATTTGAAAAAGATTGGACGAGTAATTGGTGTACTCCAACGGTTGACCCTGTTATCACAGATTCAAGTGTTACATTTAATCCTGGTAGAGTTGTATCAACTCATGGATATAAAAACATATCTAAAATCACTGCGACAATTGATTTGTCAGAATTGGCACCAAACAGTACACAAAAGAACAATTGGTTGAACGCTTCTTTCTACATGGTAAACAACGCAATTCAACCAAAAGGAACTAACTATTGTGACGCGGGAAACGCTGGTTCTCCATATTGTAATGAAATTGATTTTATGGAAACAAACGGAAATAGAATATTCCAACAAACAATTCATTTAAACAATCAACAAAGATTTGAATATTCATATACAAGTGGTGCATTAAATGATAATTGTTATACTCCTGCAAATATGAGTGATAACCCATCCAAAGGTACACATAGTTTAGTGGATGTGTTAGATATTACTAAACCATTTGACATGACCATAGTGTTTAATTCTGATTATACTAACATGACTATCTCTGTTTCACAAAACGGAAATAGTGCGGTGATATATGATGTATTAGCTGATGGTGGTGCCGATGAAACAACGATAGATATGTCATCATTAAAATCTACAATGTCTGTGGGTTGGTGGTTCACACCTTCATATTGGGAAGGATATTCGCCTAAAGGACCTGGTTCAACTCCATGGTTTACAGGAAACTGTTACAGTGACCAACTATGTCTCGCGGGATGGAAACTATCAAACGTTAAAGTCACGGCTGAAAGTCAATTATAATAATGAAACCCTCACCCAAAAGGTGGGGGTTTATTTTTACTTATTTTTACTTATGATATTTATTATAAACAAATAAAACAAAAATTATGGCATACGGAAATAAAGTGATAGACCATTTCAATAACCCAAGAAATGTTGGCACATTGGATAAGTCAAAATCTAATGTAGGCACAGGTTTAGTTGGGGCACCTGAATGTGGTGATGTAATGAGATTACAAATAGAAGTTAATGATAACATCATAACTGATGCAAAATTCAAAACATTTGGTTGTGGAAGTGCAATAGCGGCGTCTTCATTAGCAACAGAATGGTTGAAAGGAATGTCTATAGATGAAGCGATTAAAATGGACAATATGGAGTTGGTAGAAGAACTATCATTACCTCCAGTTAAAATACATTGTTCAGTATTAGCGGAAGACGCAATAAAATCTGCGATAAATGACTATAGAAAGAAACAAGGATTAGAAGAATTAATCTTCGATGCCTCACACGTATAAAAATAAAAAAAAATAAAGTATGAGTTATATTATTGGGAAGAGTTGTGTTGATTGTATGGATACCGCTTGCGCAAGTGTGTGTCCAGTAGATTGTATTCATGGACCTATCGATATTGAAGGCTCTGGTGGTGAAATTGAAAGGGATGGTAGAGCATCATTCCCAGGCGGTCAAATGTACATCAATCCTGATATTTGTATCAATTGTGGTGCGTGTGAGCCTGAATGTCCTGTTAACGCAATTTACGAAGATGAGGATTTAGCAATAAAGGCAGGTGATGAAATTTCCGTTCATAAGAATTATAAATTTTTTGATTTAACATACAACTAATGATTACAGTTTCAGAAAAGGCGTTACAACATGTTGTAAATTTAATGATGGAGTCTAACATAACACCAGACTCTCACCACTTACGCGTTGGCGTAAAAGGTGGAGGATGTAGTGGGCTTTCTTACGTTATGGATTTTGACAACAAAATTGAAGATACTGATGAAACCGTCGAAATTGATGGAGGATTAAAAGTGATTATTGATAGAAAATCAGTGTTATATCTGTATGGTACTGAATTAGACTACTCAGATGGATTAAATGGGAAAGGATTTCAATGGGGAAATCCTAACGCATCAAGAACTTGTGGATGTGGTGAATCTTTTTCTCTTTAAATTGTTTTTAATCTAAGTAAAATCTAACAGTATTCAAACTACTATTAAAATAAATTAATCACAAAACTATTTATAATAAAACAAAATTATGAAAAAACTATTATTAAGTGTTATTACCGCTACTATGTTATTTAGTTGTAACAATGGCACAAAAACTGAAACTGTAGAAGATTTAAAATCTGATAAAATTGTTAAGATACATGAAGGGTCTTTCGCTTTCTGTGGAGCATCAGGGGCAATTCCTACGGGAAAAAAGATTATTGTTCAGGGGGTAGAATATGATGAAGGATGTGCAATATGTCCTGTATTAGATGGGCCATCTATCGCTAATTTAACAATGGAAGGAGTTAGTGGAACTTACGGAAAATTCAATGTAAGTGAAAACTTCCAAACTCCTGACGGAACGGATAAAACAGTATGGTCTTTCTTTTGGTATTATGATTCTACAAAGGTAATACCTCAATTTAATCCAACAACAAAAGAGTGGGAATTATTACCGCCAGTAAATCGTTCATTTATTGTAAACCTTGATTCTGCAAGTACAAGTGAGAGTAATATGTTTGCAATGCCAGGTGTAGTCTTTGATACAACATCTACAGGTATTGTGTTAGCTAAAGTATATGGACCACTTAATGAAGCGGCAGTTCCATTACGTAAAGCTATCCCTGTTAAATCAGGAATGAAATCTATAACAGCGGCAAAAGAGGGATTCCCTTATCCTGTTGGAACACCTGTCCCTGTTAGTAATTTAAGTAAAGAACTTCAGGAGAAAGAAAAAAATAAACAATAATAAATAATATTATTATGTGGAACGTAAACGTAACAATTAAGAATAATACTGATTATACAATTACTACGGTAAATAACTATTCACCTCAAGAGGTAATACAACCTGACGGTGGTGAATTTAGTTGGAATACAACTGAACCAAACAATTCAACATCAATTAGATTTTGGAAAGTACCTAATCAATGGTACATGCAGGGTGGAGTTAGTTTTGGACCTGAAGCAGGTGTTTATGTTGACAGAGGATGGATGGAAAGTGATGACCAAACAATCTCTATGACAGCAGTTGCAAACGGTAAGTCGTGGACTCAAACGGCAAACGGTGGTGAAACACTACTCGCATGGAATGAATTTGAATCAGGTGGTGATATAACACTAACTTTTGATAAACAATAATTAAGAGACCCTCACCATAACGGTGGGGGTTTTTGATTTACAATAGAGAGTATAGATTTATAATTAACTCTATGCACCTTAGGTTTTTTTTTACACATTCAGAACAAGAAAGATTGGCGGTTTTCTTACCGCCAAAGACAGGTACAATACATGCAACATTTATTTTTAATCATTTTAATTTCAAAACAAACATTTATGGAGGAGAAGTTACGAAATTAATTTCGGAAGATGATTATTTTATTCATCATCATTCTGAAAAGATACCAACAGGATATGAGGACTATGATGTTATCTATACAACAAGAAATCCATACACAAGATTACTCTCAATGTATTTTTACGAAAAAAAGATTATGGGACTTGATGGTATGGTTACCAAAACATTCAAGGAATATTTTTCAAAGATATCTAACTATGGATGGGGTAATTTAAACTATAGTTTCAACTTTATTAAACCTCCAAAATACCTTATAAGGATGGAACATCTTTATGAAGATTATATAAAAATCCCTTTTATCAGAGACTCTAATTTAAACAAAAGTGGTATACTATATGAGTTATGTGAGAAGAAGATACACGCCAAAAAACAAGAAACCAAATCATTAAAAGAATATTATACACAAGATATGGCTGACAATGTGTATGAAACTTTCAAAACTTATTTTGACTTAACGGGATATGATAAGGATTCGTGGAAAATATAGTGGCTGGGGTTGGGGATTGAAAGCCAGCCACACAACGACAGATGTGCATAAATTATAATAAGTTGTTGTGCATAAATTATAATAAGATGTTATTCCACGATAACAAGTTTCCATTTATTATCCTGAGTAAGAACAAGAGCGGAGAAGTTCTCCACCCAATCACCTGAGTTGTAGTATTCTATACCATCGATAATCTTAACGGAGGGGATATGAATGTGACCACATATAACACCATCACAATGAACGGTCTTAGCATAATCACATGCGTTCTCCTCAAAGTCATTAATGAATGATACGGCTTTCTTAAAGTTCTCCTTAATCACTTTA